CAGCGTACAGCGTTCGCAGACCGCAAAGACGAGGCCATAGACGCTGAAATACAGGCCTTGCAGGAGAAGCTGGGGGCGTGGGAGCAAGGGAAGATCGTCAATGCTAGCACTCAAGATGCGAAAGTGGAAACTGTTGAAGACCATAAAGATTGAGTGCTAGTCATGATGATAATAATTACGCAGATGGTTTACCGTCGAGGAGCTTTTAACGGAAGATACGTTATCGGAAGTAGAAATTGGGCTTGGGTTGAAAGTTGGCACTCGGGGCCGGGTGGCACCCCCCTCCCCCCACCCCCATGATTCTATAGATATAACGCTCTTTGAAAGTCCCTTTTCAAAAAGACCAAAATGCAAAAAGGGTTTATGGCGATAGCGACTGAAGACGAAGCGAGGACCAGGTTATCTGAGCTTAAGGAAATCCAGGNCGCCAAGAGGCGATTGGACGAATTAAAAGCGGAGTTGGAATGGCGGAAGAAGAATTGGGCGATACGGTATTACGCGATCAAGCAGGACGGGACGACGAAGGGGCCGCACAAGGGGCAGAACGCATTTCACCGGAGCAAGGCCAGGATTCGGGAAGTGGATGGGGGCAACAGGTCGGGAAAGTCAACGGCTCTTTGCAACGAGGTTGTAGCGCACGCTCTTGGATATAGGCCGTGGCTGAAAGAGGACGACCCGGATTACAAGGTCAACGTCAGGATACCGAGCAAAGGTCTTTTGGTTGGAGAGAGTTTCGGGGAGCAGGTAAAGAAGGTGCTGATCCCGAAACTGCTTGGGGACGCGGAGAACGGTGTTCCTGGTGCGATCCCGACGCAGGAGTTGCTGAGGACGAAATGCAACCCGCAGGGCGTGATTACGGAGATTGTGCTTAAGAACGGATCGAATATCCATTTGCAGAGTTACGATCAGGCGGTACCGCTCTTTGAGTCATCGGACCATGATTACGCGGCATTTGATGAGCCGCCGCCGCGTCCGATATGGGTGGCGATCCAGCGCGGATTAACGGATAGGCGGGGCCGGAGCTGGTTGGCGATGACGCCTTTAAGCGAACCCTGGATATACGATGAGATCAGGACGTTGCCGGACATGGAGTTGTTCAATTTCGACATTCAAGACAATTTGGGGTATGGGTTGACACAGGAAGGGATAGACAACTTCTCCGCGTCTTTGACGGACGATGAGAAAGAGGCGCGGCTGAGGGGGCGGTTTTACCACCTGTCTGGGCTGGTTTACAAGGCGTATGGAGCCGTCCACCGCGTTTCGAGGGCAAAGATATGGCCGAAGGGGATGCCGCCTGCGCATTGGCCGATATGGATGCACGTGGATACGCACCCCCGGACGCCGCACCACGCTGTGTACATGGCGGTGTCCCCGGATTCGAGGAAGTTCATTTGCGGGGAGTTGAAGAACGGAGACCCGAACAACAGGATCGACCCGTTTTGCGAGGCTTTGAAGGTTTATGAGAAAACGGTTTTTAACCGGGATATTGAAGGGTTCATTCGCCTCATGGAACCCGGCGCCCAGACCCCGAACCCAGTACAGGACGGGATTTCCATCTGGGATGCTTTTGCGGGGAAGGGCTTTCTTTGCAAGCCCGGGAGCAAGAACAGGGACGCGGGGATTCTCCTGATGCAAGACGCCTTGAAGCACGACCCGGAGGCGGGGGTTTACCCCATGATTTATGTCATGGACGATTTGCCGGGGGTGGACCGGGAACTAACCCATTATGTTTGGGAAGAATGGGCGCAGAAAGCTGCTCAAGGACGTACAGAGAAACAAGTCCCCAGGGACGCCAATGATCACTACGTGGAGGGAATTCATCGGATTCTTTTGGATTCGCCTTATTATGACGATGTTTCGCGGGAAGATGAACAGGAAGCGGCGAGCACAATTCGAAGCGGCAATTCGGTCGCGGGGTATTAATGAACGACGTTAAAAAGATTTTAGGGAAAGACGAGCCCACAACCGAGAACCTTGCCGCGTCCATGCGGGAGGACGAGCGGAAGGCTATTGCTAAGTGGGTTGTGGCCTCATACGATACCGACAAGCGGGCACGGAAGCCCTGGGAAGACAAGCGGAACCGCTGGTACAAACTTTGGCTCATGGAGAGGGAACCAAAGAACACGCCTTGGCCTGGGTGCTCAAATGTCTGTCTCCCTCTCATAGCCGTTTCCTGCAACCAGTTCCATGCCAGGAGCTACCAGGCCATGACGGCGGCCCCGGAAGTCGTTCAGACGCTCCCAACGGAACCCAACGATTTCGGCAGGGCCAAGCGGGTGCGGGGCTTTATGAACTGGCAGATTCAGCACGACATGGAAGAGTGGGAGGAGGAGCACGACAAGCTCTGCCTGGGCGTGCCTTTGAACGGGGTGGCGTTCAAGAAGTATCAGTACGACGGGACGTTGGAGCGGCCAGTCAGTGAATACGTGTCCGCCATGAACATCATCCTCCCATACCGGACCAAGAATTTGAGGACGGCGCGGCGCGTAACCCATGAAATACGCGAACATTACGACAATTTAAGCATGAAGAACAAAAAGAGCAAAGGCTACTACGTCGATTTTAATAAAGTCTCGAAAGAGCAGGGCCACGACGCCGGGGAAGCGGAGATTGAGAAAACAAAAGACGGGGTAGAAACGGAATCCACGGACTCTATCGAGAGGCCGAAACTTTGGCTTGAAACACACTGCTGGTACCAACGCGAGAGCGACGGGATGTTTGAGCCATACATTTTCACCGTGGATTACGACAGCTCGACATTGGTTCGGGCCACAAATCGAAAAATGAAGGTTGGCGACAAAGAATACGTGGCCCAGCATTTCGTGGACTACCACTTCATCCCTAACCCGGAAGGCTATTACAGTTTCGGATTCGGCCATTTCCTGGAACAGTTGAACGAAATGGGGAACACGGCCTTCAACCAAATCTTCGACGCGGGACGGATTTCCAATCAGCCTTTTGGGTTCTATGGGCGGCGGTTGGGAATGAAGAAGAAGGAGTTGAAGCTTTGGCCGGGACGGATGGAAGAAGTTGAAGACGCTTCCCAGGTCTATTTCCCGAACATGCAGAGGGTGGATCAGGTGCTGTTCCAGGTTTTGGGGTTGATCCAGAACTATTCGGAGCAGTTCACGTCAACGTCGGATTATCTTTTGGGACGGGAATCCAAGGGGACGAAAACCCCAACGGCGACCGGAACGACCGCAATCATAGAACAGGGGTTGGTGCTCTATACGGTCATGATCAAAAGGCTGTTCCGGTCATTCAAGAAGGAATTGGGGCTTATCTACACGATGGACCAGCTCTTTTTGCCGGAAGAAAAGCAGTACCGGGTCATGGGGGACATGGATTTTGCGTTTCCGAAGATCAAGTGGGTTGACTTTGAGGGTAAATTGGACGTGGTGCCGGTGGGCGATCCCTCCTACGCGAATCGCGGGATTCGCCGGCAGGAGGCGACTGAAATCATGATGGGGTTGATCAATAACCCGGTCATCGGCCTGAAAAACCCGCAGCTCCAAGTGCAAAAACCGGAGGCCCTGTACGCGGCTACGAAGAAGTGGCTGGAAACATTCGATAGCTTTAAGGACATGAGCAAACTACTTCCTGACCTTCCGGAGCCTCCCATCTCCCCGGAAGCGGAGAACGCTCTTTTCATGCAGGGGGATTCTCATGACCCGGCTCCCGGAGAGGACTATTTAGCGCACGTCAAGGCCCACCAGCAGTTCAAAACGTCCCCATATTTCCAGGCTATGCCGAAAGAATACCAGGCTTTGTTAGATGAGCATATCAATAAAACTTTGGTTCTGGCACTTATGGAACAGCAAACGCGGTCGCAACTTGGCGGTGGACAACCGGGAATGCCGGGACAACCCACGGCAGGGCCAGTTCCCGGAGATCAACCCCCTGGCCCTATGCCAGGCGCACAGCAACCACCTATGGGACAGCCGGGGATGGAACCCGCCCTTGCCATGAACGGAGCCGCCGGTGGTTGATAATAGGGGATTTTCAGTTTTAGAAAAAAGGTTATATTCCGAAGCCAATAAGATTATTGGAATCATGGGCGAGAGGACTTGTACTCCTTTTTCTGTTACACGGGAACCGTATTTGTCAATTTTGGCGCGGTTTAAAAAATCAAGCCAGGTGCTCCCTTACTTTAAGAAGTTGATACGGAGCTATTGCTTTTTTGTAAAAGAGGTTCATTTGGAAGGAGAATCAATTGTTCACAAAAAAAGACTTAAAATATATTGGAGAAGAATTCCAGGTATTGAAAGATCGAATGGATTTATATATCTAAATGCGCGATTATTGATTTCAAGAAAACACGGTGAGTTTAATCCTCGCATCAGGAGTGTTCGTAATGGCGAATGATACGGAATTTTCCTCAGACGACCTTCGCCAATGGCAGAGGGACCCCAAAGGGAAAGCGTTTTGGGACGCTATTCAAGACCGATTTTCAGCGGGGGTTTCCGGGATGCGCCTAGAAGTTAGGAAGGGGAACTTGAACGAGGCCATTTACCACGCCGCGCAGGTTGATGCCGCCGAAGAAATCCTGCAACTTGTGGATGCCTTGATTGAGGAAAAGGTGCAGGATGCAAAAGATCAGGAGGCGAAAACGTGACCTCTTTGCGCCCAAATTTTAGAAGGCTCACTCAACCGGGAATCCGTAAGCAGTCCTTGCGGTCAACGATGCGGAAGCCTGTGGTTTTTAAGGGAAAGCGTAAGTCGCTAAGATTTAAGTAGACCATTTCGGAGTAACCGGAGGGGCGCAACCCCTTTCAACTGAGGCCCAAACCTCAACCGATGACGACGACTTTTCAGTTGATTGATCTTATAATTCACGACCCCTTTTTTGTCGCTAGAAAACGCCAAAGGAGGCGCAAAAAGTGAAAATTCGCTGTGTTGGTCAGCGCATCGTTGTAAAGCTTCTTTCACCCGAAGAGCGACGCGGGCTTTTGATGCCGAAGGATTCTCTTAAGAAGAGCACCGTTGCGGAGGTCTTGCATAAAGGGCCGGACGCAACGTGGGTGGAGGAAGGGGACATCATTCATTTCGGTCGTTACGCCGGGACGGTAGTGACCGTTGATGATTTGCATGTTGGGCCTGAGTATGAAGGGTGTTTGTACATGAATTGTGAAGATATTCTCGGTGTCCTCGAACAAGTGGACGCCGCTCAACCCCAGGAGGTTGCAAAGGTATGACCGAAGAGAAGAAGGAAGAAGGTTCTTTGGCTGTAAAAGAAGTTCCGTCGGAGAAGAAGGCAAAGTCTTCTGATGAGCACTTGGAACTGGCGAAGAAGAATCAGGATAAGCTGGACCCCGAGCACCCCAGGTTTAAGGAAGTCTACGCGAAGATGAAGGACCACGAACGG